ACCCCGAAGTGAAACCGATAGGGCGATCTTTCTCTTTTAGCAAAGGATAAGTTATAGGCATTAACCCGTTGTTTATGCTAACACTTGCTGCAGTAATAGGGAAGTTTACGCCAGTTCTGAATGTAGCTACATATCCATGATCATTTCCCGCTAATCCCGGTACTTCACCAATTCTAGATCCACCTGCAATATGTCCATTGCTTACTGCTAATGAGTGTCCAAAAGCATCGGCATCGGCCAACTTGGAAGGGTGAAACGTACGTCCTTCAGACCAAGATTTTCCGTAATCAGTAGAGTTCCAAATGTATCCGAGGCCTGCAGAATTTATTCCGTTGGTGTCGAACGTATGACCGCCTGCCACAATAGTAACATTCTTACCGTTCTCAGACGTGTCCATATCTACAGGCAGTCCGAAATAATCATTAACCTCTAAATCAGCAAAGTCTACAGTTAGTGGAAGCAGAGTAGTTACATGATTAAATACGCCTAATGTCGAAGTAGTATTATAGACAAATACACCTCCTGTGTTACTTAAGCCATTCAGTACATCTAGTCCGTGCTCTCCAATGATCATGGTACCTTCTGCAAGCTTGACTTGGCGACCTCCTTGAGATGCTCCGGTAGGCAAGTATTTTCTCTCTGCTAGCGACCAGTCTTTTCCATTATTTGTGGATTTGAAGGAGTAGTAAGTACCGGCACCTTCTCCAGAAGCACATACTATAGCCACTCCGTCATATATAGCTACTCCTCTACCGAAATAATCGTGTGCTGCACTGGTGCCGCCATGATCTGACCCAACTAAATGCTCTCTCTTAGTCCACAACGCTCCTTCTCTTCTATAAATAGCGGCGCTGCCTGCTTTGTCGTTGCCTGTAGAAGTATTATCTAGCCAGCAACCTACAATAAGCATGTTGTGATATAAAGACACGTCCCTGCCAAATTCTAGGTACGTGTCACCGGTAGCGGTGCCTGTAGGGTCTATAATTGCTTCTTGCTGCCACAGGTCTGCTTTTAAGGAGAAGATATTTACACGGCCTGTAGTATCTGTACCTCTGCCTTGTTCTCCTATTGCTACCTGCCTACCGCAAGGTGAGATAGAAATTGGACTACCATCATGGGGTCCTCCAAATTGTGCACTTCCTTCAGGTGAGAAGGAAAATAAAGTCTGTTTAAATACCCAAGCGTTAGTAGCTTCATCAAATTTAAAAACTTGTACTGAGCCTGCATCGCCTGTGGCAGTATCATCTCCATATGCGGATACCATCAACCAAGGGTACTGCATGTCCATTGCCGCTCCAAAATAATCATGCGATGTAGGCGAATCAGGAAGCATGCCACCACGATAAAGAACTTCTTTACTTTCTTGCAGACCAAATTCCATGCTACTAAGTTTATTTACTATGTAGTTATCTGTTAGCGCTAACCCCGTTTTGTTCTCACACATTGAAGGGTGGAAGGCAGCCTTAAAGAAGTGCCAAGAGTGTATATTCTCGCCTTCAAAAACTAAACTATCATTTACAGATAGACCTAAAGTAGTACAGTCTATTCGCCCTCTACCCTCCTGGTTCATAACCCAGTTCGTACTAAGACCTACAGCGTGGTTGACCCCGGCTGGAGATAACAAAATAGCAAAATACCTTTGTCCGTTGATAACTACAGAATCGTAGCTTCTAGGATTGTAGCGGGCATTTAGTGTTATGTAGTCTGCTGTAATGCTGGTCACAGTTCGGGTAGTAGTAGCTACGCTTAATCCTGTTCGGTTTTCTAGACATCTAGTTAATATATTGCCATTACTCAATGTGAAGCTATAGTTAGTACGACCCATTGCACCGCCTAAAGATAATGCTTTTTCAGTATCTAACGTATGGGATAACTCCCAAGTTGTTTCGTTTAAGTTGTATTGGTATAGCTTGCCTCTACCGTAATTCGTATCGGTAGAGCCCCAACGTGAGTAATCGTCTGAGCCTGCGACTAATAGTGTAGTTCCATCAAAGTCTAGGTGGCGTCCGAAATAATGTTGCGTTGCTGCAAGAGGAGACGCTATAGTTTGTGTAAGGGACCAAGCTGTTCCATTATGTGTAATTACCAGCACTGCACCGCTATCAAAAAAGCCGGCATGTGAGTCTATGTAGGCCATGCCAAGCATGACGGTACCGTAAGTTCCGCCCTGGCGGTTATATTTACATATTTCGTTCTGTGATGCTATTGGTTTACTACCGGCCCCGATACTTAATGTCTGCTCTAGTGACCAAGTTTCTCCCGCGTCTGATGTAGTGTAAAAATAAAGATTTTTTCTGCTCGGAATAACAATTCTGTCTCCATCTATCTGCACACTTCTTCCGTATTGCGCGTCCGTTCCATCTGTGTTATATAATATAGCCTTTTGCACCCATGCGTTGCTTACAAGCTTCCATACAACTGCTGCACCAATATCATCGTTTAAACTATCTCCGGAATCGTGCCCAGATACACCTGTTACTAAATAGTCTCCGCTCATTGCTACTGATTGACCTAGTCTATCATCATCATAGTCCCCTGAGACTCCGTCATCGTCACCATTATCCTCGTCAAAGTCAGGACTAGAATAAGCCGCTACAAGAGTCCAGACTCCTGCAGCTCTAGTAAAGTAGTAGAATCCTCCGTCTCCGCCCAGGCGATTGACTGCACTTATAACAAGTTTATCCCCTTCGAGAGCCATAGAGACCCCGAAGTACTCATGGCCTGCCGTCTCAGTAGGTCGTAAAGTCTGTTGAAACTCCCACGTACACCCACCATCATTTGTTACATACACATGAGCAGCACCATCGTAGTTATTTGTATCAGGGGCGTTTTCCCATGAGTGTGCAAATATTGCAGTATTGCCTTCCATTGCAGCCATTTTTCCACTGTCAATGTTGCCGCTTCTATGTTGTGGCGAGTTATCTGCAGACTGTACTAAATCCTGTGGGTCGAACTTTTCTAGATGCGTTCCGTACCCGCTCCAGTTGATTGTTGCCATAGAATCTATAGCAACGCTGGCATCTGCACTATTTAGCTTGCAACCTCTTAGTTTATACCCAGTATTATTTTCAAATACAAAGTACAAATTAAAGGTATCTAGTAGCTCGTCTCTTGACATTGTTACTACTTGTGATGCTGCTGATACTGTAGAAGGGGAATTAGCATATGAAGTGGCGGAACCTTTGGAAACTAGCTCCCACAGTACATCTTCCACTGCTCGCTCCTTAGATCCTTGTGTAAAAGGCCTAACGAAAGTCGAGAAAGAGAAGTTTGCAGGAGCATAGCTAGCTTTTATCTTTTTATTAAATCTATTTAAGGAGTTTCTTGTCGTACCTCCCCCTACTAAAGTAGGAGTAGCTAACTCTACTGATTCAGATCCCTGTGAGAACGAAGGGGTGCCTGTAACAATAATCTGCCACAAGTGGCCATCCTTGCTCTCAAGGTATACCTTAGTTTCATTACCATAATAAAAGTCATTAGCCATATTCTATATTCCAAAGAAAGGGGCCGAAGCCCCTTGCTGTTACTACTTAGTTATTAAGCGAAGTAAGCGATTGAACACTCGTCAGTGCCGTCAATGAACTGAGGAAGTGCATCAAAGGTAGCCTCTACAGATACAACATCGTCGAAACTATGTTGTGGAATCTGGAAGTGTGAGTGGTTACACTGAAAACGCAATCTAGGAGTGGCTGAAGTTGTGCCACCGATATTAACAGTTAAGTCAAACTCATTGGTGATCTTACCTGTTGAAAGAGTTAAATCTTCAAACAAGTCTGCAGATCCAGCCGCAGCATCATCCAAGTAACAAGTTAAAGAACCTGAAACACTTCGAGTTCCTGTAACATGGCCAATAGGCTTATTAACAACGCCTAACTCTTCTGGAGTTAAGAAAGTAAGGTTATTAGAAACTGTAATGTTTCCGCCGGTTAAGACCAAGTTGTAAGAACCTAAGATTGATTCACTTGCAGATGCAGTTAGAGCCAAAGTACTTAATCTGTTTTGGATAAAGTTGCTTGTGCTTGTAATCTTCTCATCTATAGTTGTTGTTGGAGCAGACCCTTCAGTAATAGTAGTGCCCATGCCCGACCAGTTAATTGTTGCAATGCCTTCGATATCAAAATCAATACTTGCTTCGTTGAAAGCAGCACCGTTGATTTCATAAGCCATAGAGCCACTACCTGATTCATTAGGGATTACAAACGTTAATACAACTCCAGAAGCCAAGGTTGGTACATTAGACTGAGCAAACTCAATGTTCAAGTCGGTACCATCTGAGGTAGAAACTGCAGATGAGCCACGTTTCATATCACCGGCTGTCCAAGTGTCTGCACCTAGCAACAAGCCCCAAAGAATTTCTTCTACGGCGTGGATATCGTTGTCGGTATCGCCAGCTGCTTTAGCGTAAGCTGCAGTACCTTTAAAAGGTCTAGCATAAGTCGAAAAAGAGAACTCTACAGGGGCTAAAGAGTTATTAAACATCTTTCTGCCTCGGCGACTAACTCCAGTTGCACCAGTTGCTTCTGATAAAGTAACTTCTGCTGTGTTTGTTGATTGAGAGAACGAATAGCCCTCTAATACTGGGATTTCCCAAACTTGGCTGCTGATCCCGGAAACGTATAGTTTTACGTCTCTACTCATAAAAATTGACATAGTTATTCTCCTATGGAACTCTTGAAAGAACTAAGCGTGAACATCTGTTCGTGTTAGTAGTTTCTAATATCGAACCTCTATTTGTAGTTCTCCTACTCCTAGTGGCTCTAGTACGCCCTCGTCAGTATCTATACTAAGGAGAGAGATTTGGTGTGTGTAATGTGTACTGCCTTGAGCGTCCGTATATAGTAGTCTAGAATTATTCTCTACTACTGTCTCTACATCTTCCATAACTGCAGCTAGCGCATCTTGCGCGTTTTCTTCGTCTACGTAGCATCTAACAGTTATAGTTAGAAATCTATCTTTGTATCCACCGCCTTGGTATTCTCTGGTTTCTTGTCCTGCGTTTAGGTGGACCGCAGGAAAGTCAGTAACTTCATCCCAAAACAATAGTCTAGGACTTACGTTATCGAATAGATTGGTCAAGAAAGTCCCTGTACCATCTATAGCTTTTAATTGTTCTGCTAGAGCAGTTACTATGGCGCTTCTTCTAGTTGTATAAGTTCTTGTAGTCATTATGTTCTCCTAGTAAAGAATCTGCCAATCGCAAGTTTTGATGCTATGTCTCTTATAGACTTATCTATTAACTTTCTCGGGTCTCGGTCTGAATCTGCAAACCTGGAACCGCTACTAGCCTCGAATACCTCATATGGGTCTCTGCGGTACGTGTATCCTATGCTTGGCAACCCCGTTTTTGTGGTTGCTATGTCAGTAACTTTGACGCTGTTTGAAAATCTACCTGTGCGATTCTGTAGGGCAGGCTCATTCATGTTCTCTCTAATTTTCTCTGGCAATGCTTTATTTAAAGAAGCAATTAGCTGTAAAGGGGTTGAAGATACGCCTTGATTCTTTTTGGCTTTTTTCAGTCTTTTACGTTTTAAAGCAGCAGAAGTTACAGCACCTTTTCCAGCGCTATTCATCTTTGCAACTGTTGTAGAGTGCTTAACCTCTTCTAGTTTAGAAACTTTATGGTTCTTTTTCCCTTTAAAAGATTTTAATACTGCATTTTTTGCTTGTTTTTCTTTTATCTGTTTAAAAGAGTCTGAGCCTTTTAACTCTGTAAAGTATCCACCATCTGCTAACTCTTGTATTGCCTTATTTAAAGTCTTTTTGAGATCCGCCTTTCTATTCTTTGAGATACCGCCCTCTTGTTTATTATCTACGGCAGAACCTATGAAAACGTTCATCTGATCTGTTTTGGTATCTCGTACAACTTTAAGGTCTATCTTTCGTTTCTTAAAGAACTTTATTATAACAGACTTAGATCGTTGACTATCATCAAGTACGGAGTTGTCTATTGCGTCTCGTACTTGCGACTCTACAATACCTTCTAAGTGTCCATGCTCTAGGTTGAATATGTCACCTGCCTGCATTTCTGTCTTTTTGCCCAATACTATTTTTACCGACTTAGAAAAATGCGAAGCAATTATCTTAATCTGTTGCTTATATGTGCTATATATCTTTGCATATCGGTTAGTTGTCTTGGCATCAAAGGAAGCGACAATCTTAGCAGTGGTAAAAGTATGCAATCGAACACTGGGGTCTTTGCCCGCTATTCTTTTAATATCGGTACCAATATGTTTTATCAGCTTTCGAACATCTGGTTCAAGCAATGTCAGTATAGTATCTACATCGGACTTACTTATATCGGTAAACTGGTTTTGTAGCACCAGAGTTAAAGCCCGCCTAAGACCTTTTCTAGTTACTGTGAAAGAGTGAGCCTGATAATTGGCTGTATTCTTTCGGTATTCAGTAGAACTACGGGACAACTCTTTATTCAGCTTTTCAAGAAACTTTTGCTGACTAGCTCTACTCACTAGTGCGTCCTGTAAAGGTCGAGTACTCTTTTAATGTGGTCTGGAAAAGATATATCGCTGCGAGCATTCTGTATAGTAGCGCCTTTAATAGTCTTGCGCTCTTTGTGCTCACCTTTAAGATAATAAGTTACTGTATCTGCTACTGCCAGTAACAAATCTGCAGGGGTTGAGTTATATCCTGCAGCGTAAGTAACTTTAACGGAGTTAATGCCTTGTTTCCAGTTTTGATAATGACCGCCAGAAACTCTATACAATGTGTCTGTAGCAGCGTCTAACTCTACATCATCAGTATTAGATAAAGTAGTATAAGTGCCTCCAATTTCGGTACGCTCCTGTACAGTTACAATTGTAACAATTGGGCTTTCCGTTAACTGAATTGCGTTTGTACCGTAGTTTACAGAAATGGTCTCTACCTTATTGGAACCGCTATAATGATCTATAATACTGTTTCCACAATAAGTTTTTATTAATTGACTCACAGACGAGATAATAACTTCCGTGCGAGCGTCATGCTGAGTATTTGAAATGCCCTCAAGCTCTTTATATTCGGTTAGTGTTATTAAATTTGCCATATTATAAGTCCATTAATAAAAACTTGGGGGCGGCGAACCACCCCGAAGTTATTAGTATTACTACTATTATGCGTACGATGCACGTACTACAGGTCGGTTACCAGCAGTGCCAGCTTCAATTTGATTGAAACCAACAGACTGAGAAGCAATCAACGCTGTGCGTTGGTTAGCAACTTGGTACTCAGACTCGATGTTAACACCACCTAAACGTGGAATAACATAGTTATTTACGTTAACTGCAGCAGCAGCGGTAGTGGCTACGTCACCACTAGCATTCAAGTTACTAGCAAGAACGTCAGAAGCAATAACAGGAGAACCGTATACAGTACCGATTAAACCAGAGATTTTAGACGCTAAAGCATCGCCAACTTCTGATACATCAGTAAATCCAGGACCATCGATAAGCTGTAAGTAGCCATCAGTAGGTAAGATGTAAGCTACATCTTGAGGATTCATACCAAATTTACCCATGTCTTGACGCATTGCTAACAAGCCATTTGCAGTGATTTCTTGACCAGCAGCAGAAGCATCAATTGCTACTTGAGCGTCAGCGGTTGCAGTATCAACGTCACCAGTAGGTGCAACGCCATAAGCGCCAGTTACTGTATCAACACCGTCATGACCTACTAGACCATTTTCTACAGTAGTTGAAGAGTTACCAACTAAACACATTTTGTCCATCGCTTTGGCGTGTGAACGTACAAGAGCTGATTGAATCATTGGCAACATAGCGATGATAGTTTGCTCATCAGTATCGTTGCTAAGGAAAGTACCTGCTACTAAACGGAATGCACGTAAGATAACTTGAGTAGTTGCATATGCGCCTGTTCCGCCAGCTACACTATTAATGATAGTGTTATCAGTATCTTGAATACCAGTAGCACTAAAAGTAGCGAAACCAGTATCAGGAGCGATAGGTAATACAGTTGCACCAGAAGTAACTGCAATTTCACGGAATAAACCAGCAACACGTTGCTCTAAACGAACAGCTTCTGTGAAAGAAGAGATAACGCTAGAGTCAATACCTAATGAACCTGCACCAGTATAAGTAATATCTAAACCAGCTTTTTCCATAAGATCTTTTGCGAATTGAGTTTCCATGCCTTTGCCAGTGATAGCGCCAAGGATTTTAGCTTGTAAAAAGTCGTTGCCCCATGCAGAAACATCGCCAGATTTACGACCAGAAAAGTCACGCTTGCTTTTACGCATAGCTTCTAACTCAGCAGCTTTTTCAGCTACTTGAGCTTCATACTTTTTAGTAATCTCTTGAATTTCAGAATCTTTTGCTTTTGCAAAATCAGCTTCCATGTCAGCAACTAAGCGATCTGCACCAGTTTCAATACCAGTACGGATTGTGCTTTCTACTGCAGCTTTTTCAGCTGCTTTTTGTTCTACTGCGTCAGCAGCAGCTTTTTGTTCCGCTACATCAGCGGCTTTTTGTTCGGCTTGTTTCATTGCAATTTTAGCAGCAGTTTCTTCAGCTACTTTCTTAGCAAATGCTTCCAAGTCGATTCCGGATTCATTAGTATCCATTTTGATCTCCTGTTTTTCCGATTTCTCGGAGCTTGTAGGTGCATCACTAACCAGGTTGGATGATATTTCATCTTCTTTGGTCAGAGACTGACCTGTTAGATCTACACGATTGGTGAAAGTTTTCTTGAACTCATTGTACTCTTCTTCAGAGTCAAACGATTTCGCGAGAGAAAAAGTAGCTGCTTGATTGCATGGTACCGATACAACCGATACTTCAAACAACTCAGCATCCTTAATCAATAATCCGTCAGTTTCTTTTATATAATCAGCATCCTTGACTTTGAAACCAACGGAAAAGGCCCCAAGAACACCGTCTTTTACTAGTTCACAGACATGAGCAGGAGCAGATTTACTAATCTTTGCTTCTAACTCTAGTCCATTCTCTGTTACTCTAACTCCTGTAGCACGACCAATAGGTTTATCATAGTCATGATTAAATAGTATTACAGGGTTATTTTTAAAATTTTCTAAACCACCTTTTTCCCAAGCCTCTTTAGAGATTACATCTCCAGCTCGGTCAGAATGGTTAGTGCTAGCCATACCTCGTATCATTACGCTGCCGTCATCATTTTCCTGAGACTTGAACATAGAGGCTACATGTAAGATTTTATCCATATTACTTCTCTTTTTTAACTGCTGATTTTGCAGCAGGCTTAGCTTTTGCCTTAGGCGCAGGCTTGGGAGTAGGTTTAGCTACTACCTCTGGCTTAATATTGTTAGCTAAAGCCCATAACTCAGGCTCTACCTTACTCATGTATATTAAAAAACTATTCCAGCTTTTGAAGTTGCTTAGAATAAATTTAGGTGGCATACCTCTTGGTCTAGAGCCATCTGATCTATACTCATAGTAGTTTGGAACTTTGCCTTTTTCTGCAAAGTATAAACCAAGGGTTCTTGTTATATTATTCTTTCTCTGGGTAGTTAATGGCATTAGTCTTCTTCCTCTGCGGGTCTACCGCCTTCGTCTGGATTTACTGCAGAGCCTGCGATATTTGCAGGAATTCTGATATCTTGTGTATTTTCTATTTCATCGAAACCTAGACGCTCTCTAGCTTCTGCTGCAGTAATAATTCCGCCATTTACTAGTGATGTATAGTATGCGGATTGATCTCGTAGTTCTGGCTGCAAAGCTGGAATATCTGTAGTGTCTTCTTTTATTTCGAAACCAAAAAATCTCTCTAAAGCATAGTTAATTTTTCGGTTGATAGGAAGTATAGTCTCTAAATAATACATTCGCATATTTGGGCGAATGTTAGCGTTATTACCAGAATCAAACATTAAGTAAGGGATTCCCAATGCTTTTGCTAAAACTTTTTCGTTTTCTAAAATTGCATTTTGAAAATCTAAGTCTTTAAAGTTTATATTAGTAAGATCCTCTACTTCGAGACCACCATCTAAAATTAAAGGTCTACGACCTCCATTCTCTGGGTTGTATCTGGTTGACCAGGACTGCATCATGCGTTCTTTAATTTTCTCCGATAAAGTATTTGGAGATTTAAGTACTAATCCTGGAACTGCACCATTCTTAAAAAAGTTATCCTGAAAATTACGCATAGCTTTAATAATCTTCATAGTACGAACTGCAGGCTTTAATCTAGATACTCCTCGATACATACTATGAAAAGAATTTTCTTTTACGTGTATGATTTCTGAAGGAGAGTAGTCTACATCATTATAAGTATACTTCTCTACATAATCTTTAGCGTCTGCGTGTATTTGTACATTATCTGCAGGAATATGGTATAAATGAGCACCATCATAGTATATAAAAATATTACCGTCCAGCAAGTAGTCAGTAATTAGGTTACGTTTGAATGTGCTAATATCTTGAAACAGGTTTGGCTCAAGGTTTAAAAGTAGGTCTACTTTAGATCGTTTGATTCCTTTTACAACACTTTGCCCTTTTGTAGGTCCGCCTACACGAACAGGAATTTCAGCAACGTCATCTACAATCATATTTACCCCACGATTAACTATCTCTAGTTCTTCGTAGAATTTCTCGTAGGCTGTATGGTCTTCTCTGGATGAGTTAATTTCTTGGACATACTGTTGAATTGGATTAAGTTTGAAACTTACATCCTCTTCTTCTTTTCTTCCTAAAATATTATCATACCAAGCCATGTTTTTCTCGTTGTATTCTTACCCAACGTTCCTGCTTTGTAGCAGTACTTAGTAGTGGGTCTTTACCATAGATAGAGTGTAGTTGTAAGTGGTGTTTGTGACATAACGTGGCGGTATACTCATACAACTCTGCGTCATGTTCATCAATAAATTCTTCTCGCCATTCTAGTACGAGATATGGCTCTAAGCCTTGTTCCTTAACCCATTTGTGTAGTAGTCGAGTTAAGCTGTGAAAGTGATGGAAGTCTAGCTTTACGGTATCTCCGCAAATCTCGCATTCACATCCCTTTTTGTACTTAGACTTCGCTTTATCACGAATGTATTTTACTAAATCTCTTTTCAGTTCCATTTTCTTATCCAAAATTATAACTAGTTTCAGGTTTATTGTCAAACACTATTTTTCGTACCTGCATTAGAACGTGCCGCCACCGGTTTGAAATGAGTATAGTGCGTACCTTAAAGCATCTGCCATGTGCGAGGCCATATTATGTTTTGGCTTTTCTCTAGCAAGGTTGGGATTAGTATCCCACTGGTAAGCATCTAGACACCCTAAGGTCTCTTTGCATTCTTGGTGCACAAACATAGTATCATTATCTACGATGGCAGCTACATAAGCTATACCATCCAGCACCGACTTCTTGGCGTTTATAGTACTAATATCATAGTTCTGTGCAAAGTCAAAACGGGTCTGCGCGGCAGCGGAATCTATATAGATATAGTCTATATCCCACTTATCTATTAGTCCTTGTATTTGTATGGCATGTTGCTCTGTAGTACGTTCTGAATCATAGTACTCATCTAATACATGAAATACAGCATTATCCCAATCATACGCAATTACACAAAATGCAGTAGGATCTCTATACCCTACATCAAGTCCTGCGAATATGTCCATACCTTTTGGCTCAAACCTGCTGTAGTCCTGGACTTGCGTCTCGAAATTAAAGTTCCAAATCTGTCCTTCGTAAGTATTAAAATCCGCCTCGTACTCTTGCTTAAATTCTGCCTCACTCATAGACTTTTTAGCTTCTGTTATATCTGATTCGGTCATTCTAGGGTTGTCTTTATAAGTTGCACGTATTGAACACCATTCAGCAAACTCGTCGCTGTATCCTCTATAAAAGAACTCTGAGAACCAATTGTTGCGGCCACGAGGGGTTGATACAAATATAGCTTTAGAGTTAGGCTTATCTAGTGTGGGACGTAGTGCTACGTTGAAAGCATCTCTACCGTCTGATAGTGCTGCTTCATCGAATATGATAAGATCGTAGCTTCGGCCTACACAAGAATCTACCTGATTTACGGAACCCATACGAACGTTTGAGCCATTAGATAGTGTGATAACTTTATCTTTTGCGTTATCTTTTGTTACTTCTAAGTCAAAGTGTTTTATGAGACCCCGTTGTAGGTCGAAAGAAATCTGAGACAGTGAGTAGTTCGGTGACATTATCAACACATTACAGCCAGGAATAAGAGTAACTAATTGACCAATAATATTGGCTATGTACGTCTTGCCTTGTCTACGTGACAGTGCTGCTACTATGAAGCGATACTTAGGGTTGTTAACTGCATTGATCATAGCTATTTGCGACTCTAGCGGTTCAATGTTTAACATATCTAAGTAAGGCTCTACAGGTATCTTCAAGAAACGATCAGCGGAGTCAAGCTCCACTATTTCGCTGCTTACTATGTCTTTTCTACTTATTTCTATTGCCATTTTTACTTGCCTTTTGATTTATGTTCTATCTTTAAATACAGCTATTACCATTTTACTTTATCCGCCCAATATGCTGCAGACATTTTGCCTTTAGCAATATTTTTAGCGTGACGTGCTTTAAACGAACGACGCTTTGCTTTCATAGCCGCTGATTCTCCTGCTTTTGGCTTACCAGCAGTTTTAGCTCCTTGTTGTCCAAAACGAATAGTCTTTACTTTACTGCCAACCTTTGCTACAACAATGTGAGATTTCTTTGCGTGACCTGGTGTGCGTTTAGGCTTATTGTATCCAGAGACTTTCGCCCGCTTTA